TGCGCGACGGAACTTTTGCCAGTGCCGCCAAAGGGCGTAATCATTCGCATTCCGTTAGTCAAACTTATTTCCCCTATGGAGTACAAAAATTCTTCCGCCTGTTCGAACGCCAATTCCATCAATTGGTTCGCTCGCAGGTTTTCGTCGATACAATACATGGAGAAATCGTACCGGTACCGGAAGTCTGGACCGACGATCGGATTGGTTTCTTTATGGAACAGAATCCGCAAATCCACATCATGCGCAAAATGGTACGCAAGATTCGCTGGGTTGTAACCTCGGGACCAGTCACTTTGCACGATAGCTGGTCTCCTTATCCGAATTTCACCATCGTTCCATTCTTCCCCCATTTCAGACAAGGCCGTACTCATGGAGTAGTTGAGCATCTGATCGGGCCGCAGGAAGCATTCAACAAATCGCGCAGCCAGGAATTACATGTCATTAACACTTCAGCTAATTCTGGCTGGATTACCCAAGATAACAATCTGGTCAACATGACCGAGACTCAACTGGAGAACCAGGGCGCACAGACCGGACTGGTAATAGTGGTCAAAGATGTAAGCCAGATTGAGAAGATTAAGCCCAATCAAATTCCTACCGGGTTGGATCGGGCCAGTTACAAGTCTGAAGAAGACATGAAGAATATTGCGGGAGTCAGTGATGCTCAAACCGGATTTGCCCGTGAAGACGTATCAGGTAAAGCACTTAAAGCGAATCAGTCTGCAGGTTCCACCAGTTTCGCTCCTCTGTTCGACAACCTCGCACGTACCGATAATTTACTCGGGCATCGATCTCTCAATCTCATCCAGACTTTCTATACTGAGCCCCGCTTGATGCACATCATTGGTATCAAGCCGGGCCAGCAAGACGAGGTAATGATCGTCAATGAAGTAAATGAAGCCGGGGAAATTCTCAACGATCTGTCTTTGGGTGAATATGAAGTAGTAGTCACTAACGAGCCAGATCGGGACACTTACGAAGAGTCGCAATTCGATCACGCCATGGAAATGCGTAAAGACCTGGGCATTGAAATTCCGGATGAATTCATGATTCGGGTTTCCAAATTGCGTGATAAGGAAGAATTACTCACTGTCATGAATCCATCGGATCCAGAGCAGGAGCAGTTTGACAAAGAGATGGCCAATGCAACCGCCGTTGCCGAATTGGAAAAATCTCGTGCAGAAGCACAGAACAAGAAAGCAGATGCATTGTTGAAATCAGTGCGTGCTGCCAGTGAAAAGATTAGTATCGAACAAGGCCAGGGCGGCGGTTTGTCGCCCGAAGTTTTGGGCGAAGCCAAAATATCTATGCTCACTGAGAATCAAAAGCATATACATGCCAAAGAAGTTCTCAATATCGAATTTATGGACGCCATTGGTTTGATGCGCGAACAGAACAAATTGGATATAAAGCAAGATGCCGCCGCTCCCAAAGCTCTACCGAAACCCTCCCCCGCAAATAGGACCGCCGCATGACTGTTGACAAAAACAAAAGACCCGTTGAACGTGATCCCAAAGCGGATTACGGTGATAATTTAACCCCCGAACAAATTGCCGCTGCCGCCGCTGTTGAAGGCGAAGACGGTGATTTGACCGATAAGCAGGTTGCCGCTGCGCTTGCTGCCATGGAAACAGGAGCCAAAGACGATGACCCACCTTCAGGAGATCCTGCAAAGGATGACAAAGGCGATCCAGCTGGTGACGATGGGACAGGTACAGGCGAACCAGAAGAAAAGGGTAAAACTATTCCGAAGGGACGCTTCGACAAAGCGGTCAAAAAAGAGCGTGATCGGGCGGAAGCAGCTGAGAAAGAACTCGCAGACCTCAAACGCGACTCACGTAAGGAGCGCCGTCAATCATCAGAGCCAAAACAACCGACGTTCGCAGATGCGATCAATACAGCAACGAAGGCGGTAGCCGAATCACGTAAAGCATGGCAAAAAGCTTTACTTGATAACGATGAAACCAATGCTACCACTGCTTTGGATGCCATGACCGCCGCTGAAATCAAATTGGATGATTTGAAACTTGATCAATCCAGCCAGGTAACACGCCAGCAGACCACCGAAGACGTTAATTACAATTCGGCCCTTGATGCATTAGAAAAAGAATACCCACAGATCAATGAAGACAGCGACGACTTTGATGAAAAACTATTATCCAAAGTCGCTCGACTGCATACCGGGCTGGTCCGCGGTGGTATGAGTCGGGTTAATGCACTCGAAGAAGCTGTCGAGCTTTATTTAACCCCGCTCAAACCCAAAGCAAAAGACCCCAAAGAAGTTAAAGATACTTTACGCGACAAGGCGAAAGGTGCATTGGCTAAAACCGTAGCCGACCAACCGCCCGATACGGGCGATGTAGGGCATGTCGATACCAAGGGTGTCACCCTGAAAGTCTCGCGCATGACACGTAAACAGTTTGATAATCTTCCCGAAGCACAATTATCGGTGCTTCGTGGAGATACAGTATGAACCAAGAAACTTTTGTTTCAATGGTGGCTCGATGGAAAGAAACTCCCGATGCCGATGAATGGGCGGCTATTCAAAAATTAGCCAAAGATTTGACCGTTCAAAATGTAATTCATGTTATTGAAGGAGATGCTGTAACAATCAGTGCTTCTTTTGGTAATGAGTCTCTGAATCATGATATGCTTCTTCCCGTAATTCCCGCAAGCCGCAGCGATAGCCGGCAGTGTTCGCCACACTAAAAATGAGCGTTTCTCGCAGGCCACAGCGATAGGAGGCACAACCGAACTGTTTTTTGAATTTTAAGGAGTCACCCGATGCTTACAAACTTTAATGCATTGACGGATGAACAGAAAACAGCTTGGGCGATGGATACCTGGCGAATGGCCCGGAACTGGTCTTTTACAAACAAGTTCCTCGGCACCGATCAGAATTCGATGATCCAACAGATCACCGAACTGACCGTTGACGAAAAAGGTTCTCGCGCAGTGATTACAATGGTTGCGGATACAGAAGGCGACGGTGTTGCTGGAGATCGGACCTTGGAAGGCAATGAAGAAGAGATCAAAGCCTTCGACGAAGTAATCGAAGTCGACCAGCTGAGAAATGCTCACCGTCACAAAGGCCGTATGGCCGATCAGAAGTCTGTAGTAAACTTCCGCAAGGAAGCTCGGAACAACCTGGCGTACTGGATCAGCGATCGTCTTGATCAGCTGGCATTCCTGACCCTCGGTGGTTTCGACTACAACCTTCACACCAATGGACGAACTCGTGTAGGTTCTGAGTTCAATTTCCTTGATTACGCTTCTAACGTTACAGCCCCCACTGCAAAGCGGGCGTTGAATTACGTTGCCGGTGTAATCACTCCAGGTGGAACAACTGGTGCAGTCGCGGCCGGTCAAGTGCCTGATTGGGAAATGTTCATCCAGACCCGGGCTTACATGGAAGATGAGTACATTCGCGGTGTTCGCAGTGAAGAAGGCGAAGAGTACTACTACGTGTTCATGACCCCGCAAGCGATTGCCAAGTTGAAGCTCGATACAACTTACATGGCAAACGTGCGCGAAGCTCGCGAACGGGCCACGACCAACCCACTCTTTACCGGTGCAGTCGCCGTAATCGATGGTCTCATCATTCACAAGTTCAGACACGTACCCAACTGTGCTGGCGCCACCAGTGGCGTTGATCAGTGGGGTACTTCCAATGATGTTATTGGTAGTGTGAACCTGTTTTGTGGTGCGCAGGCCATGGGTTTTGCCGATATCGGTGAAGCAAATTGGGAAGAAGAAGGATTTGATTACCAGAATCAGCAGGGTATCGCTGTAGGCAAAATCTTCGGCTTCCTGAAACCCACGTTTGAGTCTATGTATGCAGACAATACCGAGCAAGATTTCGGTGTCGTAAGCGTATATACCTCGTACGTTTAAAGGAGAGTCATCATGACCCAAAGAGTAACAGGCGCTCTCCAAAATCTTTGCGTAGCATCTGCTGTAATCACTCCGCGTACCGCCAGGGGCGATTGGGCCGTTATCCGCAAGATTCTGACCATTCCTGACGATGCAATGCTGGTGTGGGGAAAACTCCATGTCATCACAGCATTTGATGATAGCAGCACGTTGACGATCGATATTGGTGAAGATGTGGACGAAGATCAGTTCACAGCGACTCCGATCGATCTGAAGACTGAAGCTATCACCGACCTTACCGACTGCGCATTTGTTATGTTCGGCGTACAAGGCGAAGTGCGTGTCACTTTTGCTGCCGCTGGTGCAGATGCCGAAATCGGCAAAGCTGTCATCTATATGGCTTATGTCCGTCCAGACAAAGCAGATGGTGTTGGCTAAACCTGATCGGGAGCCAAGTGGTTCTTGGCTCCCTTTCTTAATCGGAGATACAAATGAAAGCAGTAAAAATGATTTGCAACCGTAACTGCTCCCTTCGCACGACTTATGGATCAGTCGAATTTGAGAAGGATGTAGAACGTTTGGTAGCCCCCCAAATGGTTCCAGCTGCATTAGCTATCGGCGTTATTGCCGTAGATTCAAATGAACCAGTTTTTGCCAAAGAGGCAGATGACCCTGAACCGCTAGACCCGGGATCACGTATGGAAGCAATTACCTTCGCAATTGAGGATATTTTCAAACGTAATGATCCGGATGATTTCACTACCGGTTCTTCTCCAAAGACCATAGCCGTAGCCAAATTGGCAGGGATCGGCAAAGTCGGAGCGCACGAAATTAAACAAGTCTTGACCAAGCGCAATGAAGCGAAACATAAAGTTTCAATGGCTGAGTTGACCAAAGGTACAACTGTTAAGACTGAAACGGCCGTGAAGAAAGCCAAGGCTGATCCACCAGACGATGAGTACTAAGGTACAAATAGTTATAGATAAAGTTCGGCGTCAGATTGCAGATGACGTTAAACCCTTTTTTTGGGGCGATCCGGAATTATTGGATTACATCGATGAAGGGCAAATGGAATTTTGTCGCCAGGGGTATCCCATTCGGGATTCCCGTACCCCCGATATTTGTGTTCTCCCCTACAAAGCGAATGATTTCGAAGTGGTTTACCACGAGTCCATTCGCCGGATCCTTTCAGTAGTCCGTCAAGATGCTAATGGCGGTCTGCATGGGGTTACTCTAAAAACACAAGAAAATGCACTGAGTTTATTTTCAGTACGTCCCTCTGATTATGGCGTAAGCATCGATAACACGCGCCAACTCAATAGACCCAGCGATCGATTTGATCTCTTCATGGATTATGATGAAGGGTATTTACGACTTTCATCCCCCGCAGAAACCGCCGGAACCCTGCTTTTTCAGGTGGAACGACTCCCCAAAAATGTTTTAGATGACTGCGATCAGAATATTGAGGTTCGCCGGGAGTACATTCCAGCCTTGGTGGCATGGGCTTGTTACCGAGCTTGGAATAAGCAGGATGGTGAAACCTTTGATGAGAAAGCAGCTTTGCTTAATCTCGATCTGTTTGAGGACCACGCAAACCGGGCTCGCATTGAATACAAGCAGCGCCACGCAACTCCAGGGACGGTGAGATATGCATTTCCATGATCAATGGAGTCAACTTAGCGTGGAGTCTGCAGGAATCAGCGGGGGCTATTCGTTCCCGGGGCTTCCGTTGGGTTGGCTCCTCCATTTTCAGGGATTGAATAATGATTGAACCGAAAATCCATGATCTATTAGTCAAGCAAGGTTCTATCTATGAAGAAGGATTTCATTGGTATGGCGGTGGAAAAATCTGTGCAAACATTGAAAATGTTACGGTTGGATGCCCTACCAACATTCAAGTAACTGATCATGGATTGCCAAGCATTTCTCCAACTCCTATTCATATACGGAACGTTCGAGGCGCTCGTGCTCTCAATACCGGAGATACTGAGTGCGATATGGTCCTGGCAACTTATGTCGATGACGATAATTTTACGATCGATATCGACACTGGCAATCAACGCTACAAAGCAAATTCCGGATCGATCGAATGGTACCAGCCAAAGAACCTTACGAGCTGGACCGCAGAATTACAGATTAGAGAAAAAATTGATGATGCAGTCCCGCTCGTCACTCTTACTTCTGGTGGTGGAGATATCACGATCAGCATCCCCGATGCTCGTATCGTTTTTACTATTGATACCGTCACAACAGAAGGGTTAGACTTCATAGAAGGCGTGTATGATTTAGAACTGATTGACCCCGCTGCTGAAGCTACTCGCGTTCTTGAAGGAAAAGTGTTTTTAAGTAAAGAAGTAACTCGCTAACAGGAGATTTAAACCATGGCACTTAATACCGAAATTGCATATGCCACAGCGGCGGCAATGATCGATGGACCTTTCAACACACTGCTTAACGGCGGTGCGAGTGATGCGGTTATCGCAATCTACACTGGCATTCCGCCAGCTGATTGTGAAGCAGCTCCTACTGGCACTCTGTTGGGAGTGTGCAAAATGGCGGCAACGCCGTTCTTATCGGCTGCGAACCAGAACCCCAATGCTCGTATCCAGGCCGATACTGTCTCGGATGATGTGAGCGCGGACACAACCGGTATAGCCGGCCACTTTCGCGCAACCGTTTCCGCTGATGGCGTCACTCCGGATGCGGCTGCGGTGATTCAAGGTACTGCAGGCGAAGCAGCAGACACAACCGATTTGACACTCGATGACAAAAACATCGTGGTTGGCGGTACGATCTCCATCACAGGATGGGATCTGACACAG